GGCGGGTCGATCCTCGACCCGGCGAACACCGTGGCGATCTGCCGCTCCTGCCACGACTGGATACACGTCAACCCGGCAGCCGCCACCGACCTCGGGTTGCTGCGGTCTGCCTAGTCAGTCGTACATGCCGGACTCGGCCTCCGACCCGGCTGGGCGACCCATCGCCAGGACCGACGCCGACTTGTCTCCCAGCGGGAGCACCGACGCGACGTAGCCCTTCAGGATCGACAGCGCCGCCGGGGCAGCCGACACGGCGACGACCTTCATCGTCGACAAGTCCAGGTCGGCCATCCCAGATGCGGCGATCAGGCCAACCACGGACTGGACGTAGGTCGAGATCGCCCTCTCAAGAACGTCTTTGAGTTGGTTCAGGTCGATGGTCATGTCGTCACCGATGCTTTCTTCGCAGGGGCTTTCTTCGCCGGAGCCTTCTTCGCCGCAGGCTCCTTGGCCGGAGCCTCCTTCTTCGCTGCCGGTTTCTTCGCCGGGGCTTTCTTCTCGGCCTTCGGCTTCGGAGCCTTGCCCGACACGATCTGGGCGAACAGACCCTCGTCGACCATGCCGCTCGGGTCGAGGCCGTGGGCGTTCTGGTAGGCGACGACGGCCTTCATCGTCGACAGGCCGAACCGCCCGTCAGCGGGACCAGGCGTGTGCCCAGCCGCCGTCAAGGCGTTCTGGATGTGGATGGTGCTGACACGATCAGCACGCTTGTAGTTGAGTAGAAACGCCATCGCGTGCCTCCTATGTGAACAGGGCGTCGAACGTGCGAGCGTCGACGGTCCCGGTGGTCGGTATTTGCTTCTTCTTCTGCAACTGCTTGACGGCCCACGCGGTCTTGCGACCGAAGATCCCGTCGGCGGGACCGCAGTCGAACCCGAGCGCGCCGAGCCTGGACTGGGTGGTCTTGACCGCATCGCCACGCGACCCGCGGGTCAGCGGCTTGCGGGCCACCTGCTTGCGTTGCGCGTGGATCGCCGCGAGTATCCCCGCCCAATCAACCTTCGGTTCCAGGGGTGCGGCGTGCTCGGTGCCCTCCGACGCTTCGCCCTTCAGAGCCGGGGCGTCGAACCAGCCCTTGCCGTTCCTGGGCTGGTGGTGCCACCACTCCCGCAGCGACCCGTCCTTGTTCTTGACGGTCGGGACGACGCCATAGGTGATGGCGATCTTGTTGATGTCCGGCTTCGAGATCGACCTCGACACCTGGTGGAGGTCGACAGCATAAGCCCAGCCGTCGGGCTGGGACTGATGGAAACTACCCATAAAGAAGCCGTCAGGTCGCTTCCAGTCCGGGTTCGCAGCGAGGTTCCCCTTGCCAGCCCGGTACATCTGATACAGCCGCAGTTGAGCCGCATACGACCGGCACCCCGACGAGACGGCGACCCGGTTCTTGATCCGCGTGTCAGCGAAGAACGCCTCCAGCCTGGTCACGAACCGTGGGTGGAGCAGGTCGAGTTGGATGCTGCTCTTGGTCGTCGGAATATCCATCAGACATCCTTCGGTGGGTTGGCGAAGTCGAAGGGAGTCAGAGGAACCAGTCCCCGTTCCAGCCCGAGCAGCCTGTACGCCATGTCCCGGTCGAGATCCGCGTTCTGAATCCAGGCGCGAGGCTTGCCGTCCTTGACCAGAGCGTCCCAGTCCTTGTTCGTGGCCGGGTCGCCGTCCACCGGGGGCGTGTAGCCGGGATTCATTCCCCTGGTGAGGTCGTCAGCGGCGGCGCGTGCCTTCTCCTCCGTGTCGTGGAGGTCTATGAGAACGACTTCGGACAACGCCGACTGGGGATTCATCGCGAGTACGGCCCACATTGTCTCAGCCATCACCCGAGCCGAGCCACGATGTCAGACACCAGCGCCTTCTTCGTGCTGTTGTCACCGACGTCCTCGATGGCGATGTAATCGCCTGCCACCGCCGTCACGACCGTCAGTTCGTTGACGTCGACGGCCAACGTAACCGACCCTGAACTTCCTCCTCCGCTCAGTCCATCCCCGGCGACGACCTGCGAGATGTCCCCGACGGAGACCTGTTCGACACGTTGTGAGATGCGGCTCGGCATGGCTGCCTCCTATCCGAAGTAGGTGATGTGGATCGTACTATCAGACCCGCCGACACGAATGAACTTCACCGACGCCATCGACGAGTAGAGGTCGAGCACCGAGTACGGATTCAGATAGTGACCAACGGAAGCAGTCGGGGTGCCCCACCGGACCCGGATCGCCTCGGCCCCGTTCGTCACCAAAGCATTCATCGTCCCCGCCGGGATCGACGCGAGAGCCACGGCGGTACTCGACACGGTGAGCGACTCGTCGCCTTTCAACACTCCGAAGTCGGATGCGCTGGCCCTGGCCCTACTCATTAGATCCCCGGTCCCGGATAGCCAGCCGTACCCTCGGCTGCCGTCCGTGCTGTCTCGCCTGCTGCCGGGCCTGACCCGTCCTTCGCCACTTCGGTATCGTATGCGGCCTGCCCGATGCGGGTGATGAGTGGCGACTTCGGCCAGACGACGTTGCTGTTCCGCAGCCCGGCGGTGGCGAGCAGGTCACGCAACTCCTCCCGGTACGTCTGCCAGTCGGCCAGGGAGTCGGAGCCGAGCGGGAAGTCTGCGACCTGGGTCCGGTCGGTGCGGTCCAGGTTGCCGTTGCGCTGCTGCCGGATGTGGCCCAGGTCCAGATCGGCAGCCTCAGCCCGAGCGTCCAGTTCTGCTTCTTCTTCTGCTGTCAGGTCGTAGTAGACCCCGTTGACAACTTTCTGTCTTGCCATTTCTATGCTCCTGTTACTCCGTAGAGGGTGAACGATGAATACTGAACGAAGTCCCCGTTTTGCAGGGTCAACGCGAGAGCGGTTACCGCTGCCGTGTTAGTCCACAGCCCTGCGATGACCTGTATGCCCCACCGATAGTCGGTCGTGGAGTCGTTCTCCGTCGCGCTGTTCGCGTAACACTGCTTGAAGTTCGCCGAGTTGGAGTAGTGCGGGAGCCACATGGAACCAGTCCCGAACGTGTCAGCCAGAGCGGTGGCCGCAGGGTTGTCGGCGAAGTCTGTCCACGCTGACACGCCGCTCGTCCGATACGACGACGGGGTGGATGATCCTGTGAACAGGTGCGTCATCGAATAGTCGCTGCTGCTCGTATCGCTGTTGACGTTGCAGTAGATCGCGTCGCGGTACGCCGAATGGTCGCTGCGCGCCGACCAGCACAGGTACAGGTGGTCATACGACGACGGGATCGAAGTCTTGCTCCACGACGCTGTGGTGCCTGTGAGTTCGGTGTGGTCGATAACAGTGAAAGCAGCCATCAGGAACTATTCAATCCGTAGAGGGTGAACTCAGAACCACGGGTCCAGTCGAAGTCGGGAGGAATGGTGTTGTCAGGCGCTAGGTAGATTTCATCGACCGCCGCCGTGGAGTCCCACAATCCGCTACAAAAACGCACCCCCGTTACGGTCGCTGACAGGTTGAACCCAGTAGTCCACTGAACAGTTGTGTTCTTGTTGGTGTTGGCGTAATCGAAGATGTCCATGACCATCACGCCGTAATGGGGTGCCGAACCCGCCACGCTATTCGCTGGGAAATACCTTGAAAAGATGTAGTTCTGGCCCGTGTTCGCTTGGGCACCCGCAGTTGACGCCTCACCTTTCATAAAGTGGCTGGAATAGTTGGTTGCCGTGTCGTCGTTGAAACGCATGTAGAAGTATTCGACATCGCTGGCCTCGGTGATGTGCGCTGAGATGCGGAGTTGCAGATGCTCATAGGTGGACGGGATGCCAGAGAACGTCACCGACGCAGCATCAGCCTCCAAATACGTTGTGGCGATTGCTTCGATCACAGCCATCAGGCAACCATCCTGGGCAGCACACCGAACAGCGAGAACGTGCTGCCAGCGACGAAGTTGCCACCCATCGTGACATCTATCTCGGTGATCGCAGCCTGCGACCTCCAAGTGCCCGCGACGAATCCGACGTAACCGCTGCCGTCTTTGTCGGTGGCGTACTGACTGAGCGCACTCTTGTATTTTCCAGAGTTGATGTCGAACAGGTGCATGACAGCGGCACCAAAGTCGTTTGCGCCATCAGACGTTCGGGGCATGTAAAAGAGTACGGCGTAACTGCTGGTGCTGCTGCTGCCAGCACCAACGCTGCCACCGTCGCCGTACAACTCTTGCCTTGAATAGTTCGATGCCGAGTCGTTGTTGAAGCGCATGAAGGCAGCCGTTTCGGTGTCGCTTTGACAATACGTCACGACCACCAGATCCATGTACTGCGAAAAGTCGCCCGTCTGACCGTCATCAGTCGAAGTCCAAGTAACCGTCGCAGCGGGCAGCGACAGGGATGCGTGGGCGATACCGACCCATGCCTCACCGTCAGTGAGAACCCCGTCAACGATGTATCCAGGGTCAGCCATCAGGCGACCTTCCTGTAATCCAACACGGGCCGAACCTCGTGCATCCCCTGGAACAGCGGCCCGTGGACGGAATCATCCTCAGGGTGCTGGCACACAATGTGGTCGAGGTCATGTTGGAACGGTGCCCAGCCGCAGAACTCGTAGATGCTGGACAGCACACCGTGGCCGTCGGTCATCAACTCATCGAAGGTGTGGAACAGGAACTCGCCGTGGTTGTTGGCTTTCGCCCACTCCACCGAACCCGTCCCGTCAGGTCGGAAGAAACCATCCACCCACCGCTCCAGTTCTACCTGCTCAGGACGCTCCCCGTTGCGGATCATCAACCGCCTGAACGAGTCAACGATCCCATCCTTCGACCGTTCCAGGACGATGATCTTCGGCGTGGCCGTCACATACTCTTTGATGAGTCGCATGTTGTCAGGCCAGATCCATGAACGGCACTTGTCCACGATGACAGGCTGGGTGACATCCTTGTAGTACAACTCTGGGATCGCCGTCAGGAACTCCCGCTTGAACTCCACACGGTTAGCGGACACCAACTGTTCTGCCGCACCATCAGGGGCAGCCGTCACACATGACGATTCGGCGTCACCCATCAACTGGCAGACGGGAGAGTTCGGACCAGCGTAGATGTCAGGGTTCTGCGACAGGATCGCTGACAGCGCCGTCGAACCCGTCCGAGGCAACCCAGCGAGGAACACCAGGTTCGTCACGCTGCCACCTCGTATCGGATCAGGACGATGCCTGCACCGCCGTAGGGTGGAGGATCGGTTGCGCCTGAGGTTTTGGCACCGCCACCGCCACCAGTGTTCGGCACCCCACCTACGTCCTGCGCCCCGCCGCCACCGACACCTGCACCACGGGGACTCACGCTTTGGTTGCCTGAACCGCCGCCACCGTATGTGCGCGTCGTAGCAGAAATACCTATCATCCCCGCCAAGCCAGCACCGCCGACACCGACCACAGGAGAGGCTGATGCGCCACCGCCAGCGCTAGAACCAGAACCAACGCCGCCGTCATAGCCCTCCGCTGGCGTGTACGCTCCAGCGTTACCCGAACCACCTGAACCGCTGTAGTTGCTGCCACCGCCCGAGCCGCCCGCCCCACCGATGTTGAACGACGAACCCGTGTACATGCCGCCCTTGCCGCCACCCGTGGTCGTTTCACCTAAAGCAGAGGTGTTCGCACCATCGGAGGCTTGCGGCTTGCTGGTCCAGATGCCGCCCTCGCCGCCTGCTCCGACGGTGATCGTGTAAGTCCCTGCGCTGACAGCAATCTGATCGCCACCAACGAAGTACCGGACACCACCAGCACCGCCACCACCCCTACCTGGCCCGCCGCCGCCTGCGACGATCAGCAGGTCCACATCAGCCGCACCAGCAGACACCAGAAACTTGCCTGAACCACGGAACGTATGAACCCGATACGTCGTACCAGAATCCTCATACTGCGTGATGATCCCACCGAACGCCGTCAAGGCAGCAGCCGCGCCCTGGTTGGCGACCGCGCCGAGGAGTCCGGGAGAGAGCATCTACTAGCCGATGTTCCCGAAGATCGTCCAGGTATCAGCGGCAATCTTCACCGCTGCGACCGTCGTGTACCGGTCGGCACAGGTCAGCGTGCCGCCCTTGGAGTTGACGGTCGCCCCGGCCCCGGCGGCGAACGTCATCGTCCCCGCACCGTTGCGCTCAAACACGATCTGCGTGCCCGTAGCGAAAGCAACCGCCGAGTCCTGAGGGAGCGTCACCGTGATCCCGGTGCCGTGCGTCGTCAGGATGTACGCCGAGGCGTCGGTCAACGCCGGGGTCCGGGTGGTGGTCGAGTCGGTGATGACGTTCAGGTAGGTGAACGTGGAGCCGCTGACTGTCAGGTCGTCGGTGATGGTGACGTTGCCGTCCGGTACATCCAGGGCTGTCTGCGAGTCGGTGCCGGTGATCGTCAACTTCTCCGCTGACGAGTCCCACACCATGTGGTCCCCGGCGGTGTCGGAATAGAACGTCACGTCCTCCCCGGCCCCGTCTGAACCGACTACCAGCGTCCCGTCCCCGATGACGACGTTGCCGTCGGTGATGTCCAGAACGGTCGCGCCGTTGGTGCCCTCCAGAATCAACTTCTCCTCGCTGGAGTCCCACAGGGCGTAGTCCCCGGCGGTGTCACTGTGCATCGTTACGTCTACGCCGGAGCCGTCCGAGCCGAACGCCTGGGCAGCAGTCAACCCGGCGAGGTTCAGGGTCAGGGTCACCGTCCCTGAGGTCGCGCCTCCGCTCAATCCCGAAGCGGCTGCGGTTGTGATACCGGTGATGTCACCGGCCAGATCGACCGCCGTCCAACTGGAACCGTCGTAGTACGACAGGGTTTCCGCTGGGGTCGTGATCGTGTATGCGAACATGCCCTCCGAGGGCGATGAGATTGCTGCGTCGCGGGCGGTCGCCGTGTCAAAGACCATGATCGTCTGTTGCATGACGTATGTGTTCAGGTCTGACGCCGTGAGAACGTCTCCTGTGCTCCACGTTTTGAAACCTGCTCCGGCCATTATTGCCTCCTGTCGGGTGAGACTACATCAGTAGGAAAGCGCCGAGGTGCCAAGCACCCCTGAGGTGGCGCTGTCCAAGATGAAGCCATCGAGGATCTTCTCTGCTGTCTGAAACGTCGTCTTCCACGACGACGGGGTGATCGTATGTTCGATGCCCTGGACCGAAAGGGTGCGGGTCACCGTGCCGCCGCCCGGCTGCGTTCGGGTCACCTTGATCGGGTCGAACAGTTCGGTGTCCAACGCTGCGATCACCCGTGCGCTCGTGTCCTGGTAGGCGTCGATCGTGATGGAGCCGATGCGGAGTTCGGGGTCTTTGCGCTGGTTCAGGATCGCCTTCGCCTGCTGGAGTGCGTCAGCGTCCGAGTCCATGAGTAGCCCGGTGCGCGACAGGTCACGCAGGAAGAACGACGAGATCGAAGTTGCATCGCTCACGTTCTGGGCGCTCCCCCCGGTGCGGGTCACAGTCACATCGTTAGCGAGGATCGTGTCGTCGATGTCGAAGTCGATCGACTCGTAGTAGATCCCTGCCCCGGTATCCACGAACACTGTCGGGCTGGAACCGTGCGCGATGACGATGGCGTTGCGGTCCATGAACTTGAGGACACCGTTGGTCTTGGCGAAGAACGCCCCCAACTCGGTGTCGGTGATCGTCTGGCACGCGGTCAGCGTGTCCCGTGTCGTACCGGGGTCGGCCTGGCACGTCGTGAGACCTGTCGAGAGGTCCCGTGACGAAGCAGGCCAACTGATCTCGTCGAGGATCTCCCCGAGGCGGGTACCGGTCAGGTCGCCTGCCGATGCCCCGGCTACTGCCGTCACGTTCGTCAGGTTCAGGATGCGGAACGCATCAGTCGCCACCAGGGTCACGAACGCGGCTGACTCGCCGGGAGCATAGGTGTAGTCCCACTCGTCAATGAATCCCGAGTAGAGCGTGTAGAGCGTCCCCGAATAGGTAGCCGTGATCTTCAACTGACGCATCGGCAGGATCTTGTCGGCGTAGGTGCCATTGTCAGGATCGAACAGGCCCGTCGTGTCCGTGAACGTCACCGTGGATCGGCCTGCCTCGTGGCGGTCAAGTATCCGGTCACGGCCCCTAGAGATTCCGACCGTGTTCACCAGAGCCGTGATGTCGACCGGGGTGCTCGCCGCATCCGAGAGAACACCCGTACCCAACGGAGACGCCGCATCGCCGAGCACGAGGTCGACACCGAACGACGGCGACGCCGTGAACCGGACCGACACGGCCAGGGTTGCAGCCGAGGCCATTACAGCACCACCGCCCTACCGGACTGCTGTGACCTGAGAAGCCCCCGACGGATCGACTCGACCAGGTCACGTTCCGACGCGACGGACCCTTCGACGTTGACGGTGATGTACGTCGCACCGCCGCCGGGCGTGATCGTCTCCCCGGCGTGGACGTTGACCAGACCGCCGCTCTTGACGAACCCGCCCGATGCCGCCGACGGAGCCAACGACGCCAAGAAGCCAGAGATCGACTCTGGAGTATGTCCCCCGAGTAGAGCGTCCCGCAGCGCACCGAAGCGGCCACTGACATTCCCTGCGGTCGTCGATTCAGCGCCGAGGATGCCTTCCCAGATGTCCCCCCCGCCCATACCGGCAACCTGCCCTATCGCTGTCGGGTCGATGCCGACGGAGGGGAACCGACTCAACGCCGCACCGCCGCCCCCGGTAGCGCCAGTACCGCCGCCGCCGACACCGGCGATGTCATTCTTCAGGTCGCGGAACGCCCCACCCGCGTCGTTGATGAGACCCACCAACTCACGCCATAGGTCATTCTGGGTGCGCTGCACGTCGTTGATCTCAGCCTGCACCCGACCCAAGCGAACCTGGGCGAACGAATGTTCCTCCTTGGCCGCCGCCAGACGACTCTCCGCTTTAGCCTGCGCCTCAACCGCTGCGGCCTTATCCTGGTCTGCTGCGGCGAGTTGCTTCGTGATCTCCGTGAGTTGTGCGTCGATCCCGGCCTTCTTCTCCGCACCAGCGGTCGCCTCCTCGGTCAACTTGGCGATCTTCTCCGCGATGTCTGCCTTGTGCTTGTCGATGATGATGCCGCGCTGCGTCTCCTCGTTCGCCGCGACATGGGCTAGTCGTAGATCCTCCTCGGCGACCTTCAACTTCAGGTCGATGTTCTCCTGCTCCTCCTTGAGCCGGATCGCCGCAGCGTTCGCTTCCGACAGCGCCTCCTGGGCACGCCGAAGATCATCCGACCCCTGCCGGGCTTCTTCCATCGCCCGGTCGTAGTCCTGTGTCGCGGCCATCAACTGGAGGACGTCAGCCTCGCCGTCCTCGTACTCCTGTTCGACCTCTCGGAGTTGCCGCTCCAACCGTTGGAGGGCACGGGCTTCCTTGACCGTCAGGTCCGTCAGCCCGGAATCCTCGGCGGCGATCACACCCATGTCGATGAGCGCCTGTTCGACCTCGTTGGTCGCTGCCCGCTGGGCTTCCAGGGCGGCGACGGTGCCTTGGGCGGTGGTCGCGTCGACCGTCGCCTCCTGCGTGGCTTTCAGATCGTCGACCTTCTTCTGGAGGTCGATGACCGTGAGCCTGGCCTTGTCCATCGAGTGCTCGAACGCTCGGGCGAACTCCACCTCGTCGAACATCGAGTCGAGCCGGGTGGCCTGAAGGTCGGCGATCTCCTGTGCGATAGCAAGGGCACGGGTGTCGATCCGGTCCTTGTCACTCCCGAGACTGACCTGTTCTTCTTCCAGCCGGGTGATCTTCTCCGTGATAGCCGCCTGGTCGGCCTTCGCCCGGACGATGTCCCGGTTGGCACTTTCTTGAGCATCCAACGCGGCTTGGACGTCCCGTTCGGCAGCACGCAGATCGTTCGCCAACTCCAACGCTTTGCGACGTACCTCGGCCTGCCGTTTCAGAGCCGCCGCCTGCCGCTCCTCGGCCTGTACCATTTCTCGTTTGATTCGCAAGCCCTGTTCGGCTCGCATCGCGGCTTCCTTCCCCGACTGCTCGGTCAACGCCGCGTCCTGGATCGTTGCCCTGGCGGCATCCGCTGCGTCACGCACACCGTTCCAGTGACGGATATTGCGGGCCAGAGCGTCACTCGTGCGGTCGATGTCGGCTTCGGTGACCACATAGGCCGCAGAGTTGTCGTGCAACGACGCGGTGTAGGCGAGAAGGGCTTGGTCTGCCTGCCCGACGGCTCGGGTTTGCGCCTCGGTTGCTTCAATGGCGCGTTCCTGCTGCCCGATATGGAAGTCGATCGAGTTGTTGATCGCCTCCAGGGCGAGGTTGTAGTCCCCG